GTCCTGCGTCTCTTTGGACGCTTGACTGGCTTCTTACTTACGCGCTTTCGCGTTGCCATTTCTGACCCCTTTCGCTAGGGCCAATTCTAGCTGAGACTCCATTTTATCAAGGCGCGACACTATGGGGATATTCTCCAATTTAATTATGTAGCGAAGGCCAGCAATCAGTAGAGCTATTGATCCCAATACTGAGGCAACTAGCGTTGCAAGCTCGGGAGCAGTCATTACTTGATTCGGCCGTAGCGCTCGTAATTAGGGTTAAGCCAATTGATGATGCTAGGCAAGACTGATACGAGAGCTGCATTGGCAATTGCATCGACATCTAGGCCGACTGCTAGATAAGTCGCTAGTGCCGTTGCTAGGAATGTCTTTGCCCAGCTCTCTGCTGCTTTCTTTAAATCGCTCATTAGCTTCTCCTTCAAGGTTGAAATAACTGCCATCTTTGTCTCCCAAAGTTGTGAATGAAATATGGAAATGCGACCGGTGAGGATTAGCGCCTTTATAGGTTCTGCGCTTCCATCCCAGTATCGGACTCATAATCTTTCCATCGTAGATTATGTATTTGATTCGCTTATCGCCCTTCTTGGCTAATTTGCGAATCTTCTCAACTAACGCGTAAGCCTCTTCTTTGTGAGCCGATAAATCAGCATCGATATCTAAAGCTCTAACGATTCCATCGACTGGTATATGGTCAGAACTGCCTTTAGCAAGGTGGCGAGCATCAGCAATCCAGCCGTCAGACTTCCTATCGCGATCAGGATAATCGTCATCGATTTGCTCCCGAAGCTGAATACCTGCTGCGCATAATTTGGCCATTATCTATATAGATTGTGCTATAAGCCTAGTGCTGCAAGATCATCAGGCGTTAAACCGAGCGCTGCAAGCTTGGCTTCTGCTGCTGCTTTCTTGGCTTCAGCCTGAAGTTTTGCTTCAGCATCTAGTTTCGCTTTTTTTTCCAACTCTTGCCAATCTGCTAACTCCGATGCCGTCATTGGGCGTTCTATAATTTCGCCTGTTTCAACATTGTGTTCTTTAATTATTGCCATTATTTTATGCCCCATAACTTGTAAGTGCCGCCATCGAAAGTTTGTGTAGTAGTCAAAGTAATTGAAGTCAATGCAGCCTGCGCGCTTGCTGAGTCATTTCCAAAAACCATTTCAAATATAGTTTTTTGTGAAAATCTGCAATCAATATAGGCGCTTAAATCTCCAATTTTTCTTGTAGATGCCGCATAATTGTAAAAATTAAAAATTAAAACATTGTCTGAATCTATGTCATTATTATCAACTAAGTTCAATGGGATATTTGCTGCCGACAAATTGCCAGTATTGAAAGCGGTTGTCGCAGTATTATGGCCATATGCAGAATAACGATAATCAGCGGTTAAACCCATAAAAGTCATAGATAAACTGGAAGATGAAGAACTATCTACGCTTAAATCAAAAATCTGTAATTGTAAAGTTTCGTATGCTCCACTAATGCTTGTTAAAGCCAAACTTGATCCTGATAAACTGCCTGTTGCTAATGACGTCATACCACCACTTGCAGGTGCAGCCCATTTGAGCCCTGTCGGAGAAACTGAACTATCCGCTACAAGTATGTGGCCATTAGTTCCAGCTGGCAGATTGTCGAAAGTTCCGCTGCCAGTTCCAACAATTAGATCACCTTTGGCAGTAATCTCAGTTGCCATCGAATTAGTTACGACTGGGATTGGTCCAGTTCCAGAAGCAACTGAAATACCAGTTCCAGCTTGAACTTCAGTTATATCTCCAACATTTGGAGTAATAAAAGTGAAGTCCATATCGGCGTTACTTGCCTTGCTTAAAATTTGACCAGTTGTTCCACCTTTAAGATCGATGAGTGAAGTATCGATACCATTGCCAAGGTTGCGGATGGCAGCTGCGCCATCTTTAACAAGGTCTGTATCTGCTGGCGTTGGCCAGTTGAAATTCGTAGTATTCGGCATTTAGTCTCCTATGCAACTATTGTAGCGTTGAGCCAGTCCAAAGTCGGGCTTATTGTATTCCAAGTCTCAGTCGCTGGGACTGAGTTCCATCTGAACGCCTGAAGGCTAAAAGCGATAGGCGATACATTTAGAGTTAGGTTTAACTGATTTAGGCTGGCAGTCCAAGTCCATCCTTCGACAAATCCTTGGAATTCACCTCCTACCATATTGGCTGGAAGATTGATGATATTGAGCGGCTGGCCCATAAATACGCCAAGAAGGTTATCTCGGTCTGAATTGTCGATTTCACCGCTGGCGATTGGGAAGGTTATCTGCCTTAAGGCAAATTGAGGGTAGGCGCGGATAAGCAGGTAAAACGCTGCTTGAGCAGTTGCATCTCCTACATTTCGGAGAGTGGTTGATATAATAGAAGCTAGAAGTCCATACTCAGATATTGATGCCAAATCTTTATCTGTTACTTCTGCGCCAGAAGTCCCGTAGCCAATGGTTATAGAATTTCTAACATCGCCAGCTCTTTTAAGAATTGAAAGTCCGGGCCCAATTGAATGATTGCCATCTAAATCGACATAGCCATTAGTTGCTAGGTATTGCGATCTATGCGTTGAATCTGCATAACCAATTCGGCCTTGATTATCCTCATATAAATACCCAAGTCCGCTAGTGGCAAAGCGAGAAGCAAGGTTATAAACTGTATCGTTTAAATTATTTTCTGAATGAAGCTCATAATCCCCAGGAGTATCAATCTCACCTAATCCGCTATTTTCTGCATCTTGCCATTGAACTAATGGGTCATAGTCATTCCAAGTCTCAGCAGCTGGAACTTCATTCCATTGGTCGAATAGGACTGTGCTAAGAAGTTCTTCGATTCTGTCTCCATCAAATTGATGAGCAAAGTTGCCTGTATAAACGGCGCGGTTGAGCCTTGCCAGAGCTCCAACGGCTACTATTTTTATTTGCTGGCTTGTTGCAGTAGAGCCAGAATATTGAACTGTTATACCTAAGTCTGTAATAAAACCGCCAAATAGATTTACATAGGTTGCAGCAGAATTTTGAACTTCAATTGTTACTGCATCATTTACTTCAAAAGGTATTGCTGCTTCAGCAGTTTCAATAAGCGTAAGATTGCAATAACCAGCAAGAGGCTGCGAGTAAATATCATTACGACCTGAGCTAATGGTTAGTCCGCTAAGGGTTGTGCTAGTAACCGTAGAGCCATTTACCTTAACTCGATAGACGGGAGTCCAAGCGGTCATATTGTTAGTGTGTCTAACGAGCCAGTCCTGCGCTGACTTTCATTTAAAGCTTCTATAACTGATCTAGTAAAACCTTCAGAATCAATTGCCGATGGAGCATTAACATTAATAGTAATTGCTTGATTAGCATTGCTAGTAGTTGTAATACCAGCTTTACGGTCTTCAATGCGCTTGCGAATAGCAGCCGTTTCTTCTTCTAGTTGCCTTCTTCTGGCAATTGCATCTAAATATTGTTGGCTGGGAACAAATGGAATAGTAGGAGCAAATGGATTAGTAAAATTGGCTGCTCCAGTATCTTCTTCTAAACCACCAGTATCTTGGGCAGTTGTTAAAAAGTTAGCATTACCAAAAGGATTTAATTTACCCAAAAATTGACTTAATGGATTATTCTTGATGAAATCGACAAACTTTTTATAAGCAGCATATAAGTCTTGGAAAAAATTAACTGCCTTTCCTACGATATTTACCAAAGTAGTAAATGTAGTAACTATTCCATTTACCGCTCCTTTAAGAGCACCGGTCAAAATTGGGACAATATATTTATTTAAGAAATTCCAAATAGCAGTAAATTCTTCTTTATTTTCATCAAGGGCTTTCGTTAGCGGTTCAAATTTCTTTCTTATTGACTCAACTGCTGGAGCAAGATTGTTATTAAATTTATCTAGCAAATTGGTCAAAATTGGCAGTAATCTAGCACCGACTGATTCTTTTGCTTCATCAAAAGCGACCTGCAATCTTGCGACTTTGCCGCTAAAAGTATCTGCTTGAATTGAAGCCTGTCCGCCAAAGGTTTCGGCTAATTGAGCCGTTACATCGTCAAAGCTCATTGATTTTAGTTCAGCAGACGATAGGCCAATACCTAAACGGCTAAGGGCTGAAGTATTGCCATCGTAAGCCCTAGCTAATGATTGGCTTACTGCGTCTAGGTCTTTGCCTGATCCTGCAGCTATATCTAAAGCTAATGTCTGTAATTTCTGAGCCTTTTCAACATCATTTGTGGCTCTAACTAATTTTTCAAAAGAAGGTCTTAACTTATCATCGGCAACCCCAGTCGCCAAAGACATTTGAAGGATTTGATCTTCAACGGCTTTTATCTGTTCTTTTGTTGCCCCTGTTGTATTTTCTAAGGTTTTAGCTAACTTGGCTTGAGCTTTTTCATCTTCAATAGCAGCCTTGACTCCATCGACTAATAACTTGCCAGCGTAGGCTGCCGCTGCTGCTGCTGCGACTGCAAAGGCCGCTGCTGCCTTCTTACCAAATTCACCTAACTTGTCGCCAAAACCCTTTACTTCCTGCTCACCTTGGCCAAGTTTTTTCTTAAGATCATCAACATCAGCAAGGATAGATAACTTAAGCGTTCTATTACCAGCCATTTGTTATCCCCATTTCTTTAAGATTGTAGCAAAAGCTTCTTCCCACTTGCGCACTAATTCAGGCTGAATCTTGCGAAGTGTCGGGTAGATGAAGTAGCCAGAATTGCCGCGTCCGCGATTGGGAGTTCTTCTGGGGAACTGGCGATAGCGGTTACTTCCAAATTCAAGACCTGCCCAGAGCTTTTGTGTTGTTGCGCCACCAGAAAACCTCTGAGATGCAAAGCCATATGAGAATTCACCGATTTTGGATGACTTGCTAATTCTGACGCCCTCGGCGACTCTCCGAACACCAGTACCCGAGACCTGTCGTCCCAGCGCGCTGACTTTGATTTGATTGGCGGCGTAGGTTGCAAGCGCGCTACTTTCAGTTCTGGCTTCTTGAACTGCTTGGTCATCCATTGCTTTAAAGGCTTTAAGAATACCTGATAGCTCAGCGCGATCATAAGTAATCGGATCACTTGCCACCATTTCTCTCCTTCAATATCTCCAAAGCGGTAAGGACATCTTCCGCATCATCCCAATATTGTTTGGGAATTCGCGTCTCGATTGCCAGAAGCGTTAGAAGGTAATTTATGCTTCCAGCGGTATGGCTTTTGGGTCTTGGTTACTCACATCAATATCAGCAACGGTTTCCATCCATACATCGAAAGATTTAACTGGCTTACCAGCCGACTCGCGCTTCATTGCGTTATAAGCCAGAAACATAATGTCCCAGACACCGCCTAATTCGCCAATCGTCTTGCCAGTTGCCTTCTCCCATTTGGCATACTCAGGCGGTTGGGCAATGTAAGTTGCTTGCTCGCCTGAGTTATATGTAATTGTAATTTGTGATTTCATAGCTCCCGATGCTCCGATCTATTAGCTAAAAGATTCTGAAGGTTGTCCAACGACCGTCAAAGTCCAAGTATCAGTTAGAGCTCCTGGAGCTGCGCCACCTGCAGTTGGGAAGATTGGCAATACATTAAAAGTGAATACTGCCCCTGATACTGCTGTAAATACTACTTGGACTGTAGTGTTTGGATTGTTTTCAGCATTTGACCACATTGACTCGAATAGTGAGCCGTATGCAGGGTTAGCGCCCCAGTCCTGTAGAAGTTCAATTGTAAATGTCCATTGCTTATCAACTGACTTATAAGCGCGACCATCAAGGGTCTGATAGGTCTCGATAATTGTCTCAGCTGAAAGTGTGGCTGAAGTTGTTTGAGCGTCGTATGGCTTCGTATCAAGAGTGAAGGTTACATCGCGCCCCGTAATTATTGTAGTGCTCATTTATTGGGTCTCCTATGCGGTTTGCTCGTAGCGGACGCTCAAGCGAATATCGGAAACTAACAAGGTCGTAGTTCCCACTTCAGTTACCGAAGGTCTTTCGACAATAGATAACTCAAACTTGGAAGCATCTAGCTCTCCAAGAATACCAATGACTAATTTCTCTAGGTTGTCTAGAGCAGCGGCGTTGCTGAAATACGCAACGCAAGCCGTTATGGTGTAATTTAATTTAACGCGGGTAGTTGATTTACTGATAAATTCTAATTCCATATAGGGTGAATCTGGGACAATCACTATAGCTGGAACGATGGGGGACTCGGGAACGGAGTCGTAGATATTAGCGGCTAAAGGTGCTAGGGCTGTCTTTATTGCCCCGCGGACATCTACGGCAATTGATGATGGCATTAACCCACCATAGTTTCAACATCAAGATAAGGGCCAAGTAAGCCAGTTACTTTGGCGAGTAAATTCTTAGATAGGCGGTAAGGGGTAACTGCAAAATCTACACCTTCGATTGATCCACCAGCGGCGGTTCTGGATTGGAAAATTTCAACGGAGATAGCCAAAATAGCAGCTTCAGCATTGGGGTTTCCGACATAGGTCGATAATCCAGATAGCGCAGCGTTTCCTGCTGGGATGATATTTTTTTCCAATATGTCTGCATTGGTAATTGCGACGGCAAATTCATAATCTGATAATCCATCTGCTAATACTGTGTGAGTGCCGTTAAAGGGCGAGCCGCATCCCGTAATAATTACGGATTGGCCTTCGGTAAATTCGTGAATTGTTGCTGTAATAAAGTAAGCAATATTATCTTCAAGTCTTACTTTGTTAATTTTGCTTTGGAAAGTAACTAGCATCGGCAGAACTAGATTCTCCGAAGCATCTACTATGTCGTTTAGATAAGCATCGTTATATAGGGATGACGAAACGCCAAGAATCGTTCTTAGCTCTGTGGCCGTAACTATTGTTGGCATTTCGTCATCCTTTCAAGCAGTTAGGTGAGCGGCCAGCTCGGGAGCGGACTGGCCCTCACTATTAGGGGTTCTTAGTTCTTGTTGAAGTAGCAAGCTCCATCAGCGACCTTAACTGCAAGTGCGCCGTAGCCATAGTAAGCAACTTCAATTTGACCATTTAGAGCGACATTGGTTTGCAGACGGAATCTGCTTGACTCATACCAAGTGTAAGCATCTGGATTGACTACGATCATTGAGCCATCTCCAAGAGGCAAAGATGGATGAGCGGCAGTTAGTGAGCCAAGTGCGCGAGATACATAAAGTCCGAGTCCAGCAACATTTCCGCGAAGGCTTTGTGGGCTAGCTACGCCACCTGCGTTCTGTGGCTGTGATGCTGTGTAGATAGGACGGCCAGCATCGTTGTAGCTCATAATTTTTGCCCATTGCTCAGGTGTAACAATAAGGTTTCTAGCAAATCCTAAAGAATCCTTATAAACTTCAGCTGAACCTTCAGCAACGAATCCAAGAAGTCCTTCTGCATCATTGTCTTGCGCTGTTGCAGCAGCTTGTCCATTGGAAAGTAAAGCATTTGCAACGAACTTATCTGTTGCAAGAGCATATGCGTATTCCATCTGACGAACTAATTCATCAAAGAATACTGGATTGCTTCGGTCTAGAAGTTCAACGGAGAAAGTCTGACCACCTGCATACTTATTAACATTTACTGTTAGGAAGTTGTTGGTCATTCCTGTCTCAACAATTGCATCGCCTTCGTTCTCATCTTCAACTGTTGGAACGGCTGTAATCTTTGGAATTTCAAAGCTCATACCTGCATCTGGTAGAACTCCAGTTGAAATTGCATCGATTGTTGAACGATCAGCATTCGAAAGTGGATTGATTACCTCGGTAAGTTGGCGAGTTGGAATTAGGCCAGCGTTGTTTGAAGTGGTGTCGTCTGCTGCCATAACATACTGACGAGCAGCGTCATCACCGAGCTTAGCGCGAACGCTATTCTCAAGATATTTTGCCTTTGTAAATTCAAGGCGAGGGCTTGTGTAGAAGGCTGGCTTTGGAGCTGCAGCTTCTACTTTGGCTGCTTCTACCGCTTCTTCAACGGCAGGAGCAGGAGCGGTAGTGTCGGACACTTGGTCTCCTTCGGTTGGTTTGTCTGAATCAGCGGTTGCCAAATCAGAATCTTTCTTT